GATAAACGGCCCAATCTACACCCTGATCCCCTTTCGCCGCTTGTGCGGTACTCGGGAAAAAAGGCAACAAAAAAAGAGCCAGTAAAAGGCTCAACAAAGTAATTCTCTTTTTCATGTGATTCCTCCTATTTTTTCGAATTGTATGCTGAGACACCTGTAACTACTCCTAAAAAAGTAGCTACAGCATTAATTGTTAGCACAGTCATATCCGCGCCACCCCAACCGTATGCTTTTCCAAGTGTGCCAACTAAAACAGATGCAGCTGGCAACACCGTGAGAACCGCCCATTTAATAATTTGGTAATACTTGTCCGGTAAAATCATTTCGAACCCCCCTATAATTTCGTTAAAAAATAGCCAATAATTGTGATGCCTAAACCGATCATGTACCCCCATGACCATTTGTTATTTGCTTTAATTTCTTTGATGTCATCAGCATTGTTGAGTGCAATAGAATATGCGTGATCCGCCACATCTTTCGCAGCATCCGCCTTCTCTCTCAATGCCTCGTAATTATCAAGTTTTGTTTCAATGCGCACTAAGCGCTCAATAACATCTTGTGCAGTATCATCTTTCAAAACTCCCCCGCCTTCCAACTAAATAATTAGCCCCGTTAAAAACGAGGCTAAATTGTTACTCTGCCAATTCTGGCAAATCCATATCTACTAGAATCTCTTTCACTTGCTCGCGAATTAGACCTGGTACTTGTTCAATCGTCTTCTTGCCTTTAATAATTAAAGTCGCATATACTACGGCCATTTCTTCCACCTCCCTTCTGAGTAAATAAAAAGCAATCCTAATCCGCAGTTTCTGCATCAAGGATTGCTTGTACTTCATTTCTGATTGTTCTAGGAACTTCTTCAATAGTCTTCAATCCCTTCCGGATCAAATTCACGTAAATATTTGCCATCTATACTACCTCCTTTGCTGCATCGTCTGGTACCAGCATTTCATATACTTCTGCTAAAGCTAATTGAGTATCTGTCAATTGATCATTTACCGATTCATTTTTTTCTGATAAGTCTTGTACATCATTAGTAGCCTTTCTATAAAACTCTTCCAACAAACATATTTTTTCTTCGTTTGCCATATATTCAATTGGTCGCCAGATAGTCCTTTTAGGGTCCCAAAACTGCAACATGAAATCTCTGTTTGTATCTGGTGATACTTCCGTATACGGGAATCGTGTTTCAAATTCTTCTGTAACTTCTGTTTTCTTGCATCCAAACGGATATAAAATTTCATAAATTGTTTTCATGATTCTTCCTCCTATAATTTGTTTTTTGCTAAGTATGTGACTGTTCCAGCGTACCAAGTATCTTTTGTTAGTGTAGAATGCGCGGTTAAAGTTGCGCCATTAGCAGTGAATTTAACTAAGCTTGTTGTTCCACCTGTACTTGCTATTCCAATATATTGAGGTTCGGATGTGTCTGCCTGAAAATCAGCTGCAATTCCCCAAATGATCGATTGATCTTTTGCAAAATCTTTGTCTGTTCGAGTTTTAAAGTTAAATACTACTTGAATTTCGTCACCGTAACGCACAAAGGTAATATATCCGCTCGCAATTTCAGTTGGAAAATCTGCATTGGAATATTTTATAGTAACTACCCCTTTGTGAGTAAGAACAGTATTTTCTTTCACCATCAAACCATCTCGAAAGTTTTTAAGACCACCAATAGTCTCGTTACCAGCAATGCTTACAAATTTATTCTCCACGAACTTTTTAATCGACTGCATTACTCGCAGCGGCGTCATAATCTTCTTGTTATCTTCACCCGTTTCAGCCTCTTCTTCAGTCGCCAAATTTTCTATGTGATTGGCCGCGATTATAGACTCGATAATTGTTTTACCGTTTGCTTCAATTTCAACGATTAAACGTAAATCTTTCACTTCTAATAATGCAGATGTTACACCATCTGATATCGCACCAGCGTCATTAGTGCCATTTCGTTTAGTCGTCGCATAGACCGTCAAAACGCCTGTTGAAGATAATTGATCTAGTTGCGTAGCAGTCAGTGTTTTTGATATTTCTACAAACTCAGATGTTTGATTGTTTACTAAAAATTCTGACGTTCCATCGGTATATTTTAGATATAGTTGACCATTTTTCGAAGCATTAGCACCACTACCTCTCAAAGTAGATTTAATAGTGACACCTTTTTGAATTGATTTAAAGCATGTAATTTTTTCAGCATCAGTTGTTGTTTTCCCGAAAATATCAGGATATCGATTTGCAAATACTTCAATAATTTTAAAAGGCGTTTCAATCTCAGCTCCACGCCCGACGATTTTAGTCTCTGCTCGAACAATTCCATCATCTGAAAGTAAGTCTTCATAGTCTTTTTCATTGAATGGAACCATGCCGCCGTTAATCGGTGTTAGTCCGCTGTCAGCTTGCGAAGGTGTCCATTCGTCCATTGCTTCGAGTGATCCATTGATTAGTTTTTCCTCACCATACCTTACTGTTGTAGAAATAGTTGAGTTGGATTTTACGAGCGGTTTAACATAAATATTTGTGTATTCCTCCAAAACTGTGACTTGTACCATCGATCTACCGATAGACCCTTTTAAAACTGATGATCCATTGAACGAAACATACGTGTTGTCACTCTTTTTACATGCTAATTGGGCAAATACATCAGCAGTCCCTGCAGTGTTATCAATTTGAACGGCGTAAGTTACTAGATCATTTGGTTTAAAAAGATTGCTGACAACTAAATTCGTTTCTTTATATTGTGTTTGAATAAATGTTACTTCACTTAATGTTGAGCTTGTTCCGTTCCGTAAATTAGGCTGTCCGTGAACAACCCCCACGTCTTCGGCAGCGGGATAAAAAGATTCAATATTCATAATTTCGGTCTTAGAAACAATGATCGCTTTAATCCACATTTCACCGGTAGTGTAAAATGTCATTACTTCATTGTCGGTGGTTCCCGTACTTTCTACGCCGACCCACGTGTAATTTTGTGTCAGTGTCGCTGAACCTCTTTTTTTGTCGAAACCTAATTGAATTGTTCCTGTTCCTTTTGCCAATGCGTAAAAGAAAAATTTTTCATTGGCTTTTGTGGAATAACCGTATTTTAATCGTTGGTCAGAAGGTTGAAAGACACCCGTAACTGTACCATTATTTGATTTAGCATGAACAACGTCGTCTACAAACTCAGAAAGATTTCCCGCTGGTTGATGATAAGACCAATTTGTTATACCGTTTTTGAAATCCCCGTTTAAGATAATATTCGTGTACGGCAAATCCTTAACAAACCGACTCGCCATTCCCTCAGTTCCATTAACCAACAATTCTTTTTTCAAGATTGTTGACTCAGCGCCACCTATCTGATCGATCACGTTTGCGGAACTTTCCGGCTTATTGAAAACCTCGTCTTTCCTGTAAACATCCGCTTCGTCAATCTTTTTATTCGTTTCGTTTAACTGATCAGAAAGCTCGATTTGAGATTGCTGCAGCTCTGACATTTTTTGATTGGATTGAACGAACTTATCATCATACTCTTTAATTTTTGTATCAGCATACTCAGTAATCCGTTCAGATTCATCATCAATATTTTGAATTTCCAATAGAGCTTTTTCTTTTACTTGAAACAACCATTCTTCAAAGCTTTTGAAGTAGACCACACCAGCAACACCAGCACCATCATCGATCGATGATTTGAACATTCTGAATTGAACATTTTGAATATCGATTGCCTCACCAGAAGGTAGATCTACATACAAACCCATAACAACTGTACCGTCATAGCCCCTCAGTTCTTCGGGTAATAGGTAATAAATCTGATTCATCGTGTAGGCTTCGACTCCACCGTTGTCTTCAATTATTCCTTTTTTTCCATCATTCCCAACGTAAGTTAGTAGTACTCTGACTGTTGCTCCAGTTAAGTCGATTTCAGCTTCTTTACTCGTTAGTTCAAAAAGAAACTTACTAACGTTCTTATCATATGAAAACACTTCTGCTCTAAGATCAATGGATGTGCTCCTACTTGAACCGTTGATTTCAAGCGTTTTTCTTACTATTTTGAAATATGCCATGTAATTGTTTTACCTCCAATTCCAGTACCTAAGTGCCAGTACTTCCTTCCAATTTTTCCAAACGCTCAGCCAGCCAATCTGAGTTAATTTGCCACGTATATTCCGCAGGATTTATTGGTTGAACGCTTGATGAACTCGAACAGATGCCCATGAAATGCTTTGTAATATTTGTAGGTTTCGTAAGAACAAAACCACTAGATCCAGTTTGATCATCAGCCCAAGCATAATAAAGATAGGCACCCACTCCTTCTCCACCATTCTTTAGGTTCAGAATCGTCGTTCGTCCGCTTCCGATAAGAGTATTTTCTGCGTTATAAACGTCGCAGCAATAGGTCCACAAGTTTTTTGAATCGGGATATACGGTGAGGATATTATTTGTCGCTGACCAATTATCATCAATTTCACCAGCTTCATTTAATCGGGTCCATTGGAAATCGTTGTAATTTGTGCTGACATCGAGAGAACCATCATATACTTTAGCTGAAATCTTAATTGTTCCTTTACCATCGACAAATGCTTGAGATGTTGGTTCAAGCTTTACATCAAATCTTTTCCTGCTTACCTGATCTCTCAGTTCATAAGCTAAATCAAGTAAGCTTTGTGATGTGCCGCCAGATTGGATTAGATAATCACCTAAAGTGGCTGAATGAGAGTGATTAGAATATTGGTGAGTTAGTTCTAGTATTCGCGCACTCAAATAGACTTCTTCATTTTCATCAACTAAATAGATAGTATCGCCTATATTCACTCCTTCCGGGAGGTCAATCAATTCTACTTCATAATTGACTGCTGGCTGACTTATTTTCTTTAGCTCTCTAATAACACTGTCACACAACGTTTTTTTGTCTGTCGTTTCATATCTTTTTAGTCGTTGGATATGAGAACTTTTGGGATTCGGATTACTTGTTGACAACAAGCGGCTCCACTTTTGAACGCTTTCTGTATCACGCATCACGCCGTCAGTTCCTAAGACAAAGCGGCCATCCGGATCAGAATATTTGTATCCTTTTAAATTGATAGGATCATTTTTACCCTCGGGTGTACCACCCGTAGCATAAATCGAGGTTCCCAGATCATAGATATCTGACTTGACGATGATGTTATCGACATCCACATTTACATAAAGCGTTTCGTGATTGTTTTTCCCACGCTTTTTGTACACGTTAATGTATTTTCTAATCACTGAAGTCCCATCTACTTTAAAACTAAAATCTATTTCAGCATTATCAAACTGGTTTGCTACAGAAACTAGTCGAGCTAAAGCAGTAGTATCCTCACTTTCCCATTCAAGTTTTCGAGTGAGAGAAGGTATCTCATTGAATCCTATTTCAAAGCCGGAGTCATACATAAATCTTTCGATATAAAATGCAATTGAATAAGCCTTGTCAGCTTTGTAAGGACCAACGAGTTCATTCAATAAATCTACTCCAGCATCTTCCGCCACGAACATATGAGTACAGGATTTAGGATTATGAATAGTTTCTACGATCGTCATCCAGATGTCTTTTCCATTGGTATCGTGAAAAAGAATGTAATTGCCAACATTCGCAAAATCTTTAACGGACTTTGTTTGGTTAGGCCTGAAATATAGTGTTCCTGACAGTGTTCGATTTCCATTTTCCACACTCAACTTGTCCTCTTCGTCAGCCATCACCACTTCTGTTTCGTTATTTGTTGATACGATTTCCTTCAATTGGAACATCCGATCCGTAAAATAAAAATCCAATCTTCCACCTCCTCTCTTGGATAAAATAAAAAGAGAACCTCTCTTGAAAGAAGTTCTCTATAGAAATACTCTTCGCAATGTGACTCCGACAATCGGAGTTACTGCCCAATCGCTCGGCACTACTTGAATGATGTGTTTGCCATAAAATAGCTTAAACTTGTCATACTCGTTTCCCAATTTATGGAGTGTCCGATCCTCTACACCGTTGACTAATATTTTTCGTGTTTTCGTATTGATTTCAACGAAATCTTTGTCTGAAAACAGATTATTGACATTTGAATAGACATTTTCGTTCGTCCAGTCAAATTTCGAGTCAGTCCACGACATTAAGTTATGATGTTGATTAGAAAAACGTTGGTACCAGCCCTTTTCATAAATAGCATTTGTCAACTCTGCTTCAGTAAAGTTCATAACAAATTCATGATCATGAGAAGTAAAAGCACCATCATTTGCAGGATTTAATGCCTTAATCTGACTGAATACCCATTTTAATTGTTTGTTTGAATTTAGCCGCTCCATTTTCACTTGGAAAAAATTCCCGTTAAAAGTTTTTCTTGAAAGACTAGTTGACTTCACGCACTTGGACTTATACCAAAATTCAGCTATCAGTTCATTGTTTAGTGTAGTACTATCTCGAATTACAACGGCCATAAACACTTTTTTATTTTCATCAGCAATAACGAACTCAACGCGACCTCTCGCCGTTTTCACGTTTGCGTTGTTATTGAAGTTCATACGTTGAACACAAGAGAAATCCCCGTTTGACGTATTGTTAGCACTTTTCGGTATCTGAAAACTTAATGTCGGGCCATGCCAAACGTTGATTGCTCCCACACTTGTAAAGACAGGGATGATGGCTTCGCTTCCGTCCCATTTCATATTTCCCTGAATAAGATTTGGTGTAGACAGATTATTTAAATAATTAGGATAAGTAGAGGGCATCGTTTTATCATTTAACGAAACACCCGTAGGAAGTGTTACGGAACGCCACCTGTGATCTATTACTCGGTGTTTTTCCACTTTGCGAACAGTATCAACATCTTCAGGATCTCCGTATTGTAATGTTCCCCCATTTGAATTAACTAATCCAATCAATCCGTTCTCCCCTTGCATCGTAACTTCTATTTGAGGATCAGCCTTCCATGTTCCATAATGGGTTACTTCAATCTGATCACTGACTGTTAGTTTGCTAGCAGTATAAGGATTAAGAAAAGGTCCGAGATTATACTGCGGTTGGCAAATCGCTAGCTTTGAATTTCCTCTCACGCCTACTGTTAAACACAGCGCAGTAGTTTTTTCATTAGTTATTTGAATTGTTTCACTGATTGCCTGCCACTCATTTTCTAAGACTTTTGCATCAAAAGAGTGACGCTTTAAAATGCCACCACCAACTTTTGACCTTTCCTCGAGGATTACAGTACAAGGACTATCGGTTCCGTCTGTAGGTAATGTTTCAATGTTTATGAGCATCCCGAAAGATACATAATCACCAAGACTTACCTTAATAGGGCGAGTGATCTCGGTCGTTTTTGGTAACCAGTTTTCTTTACCATGAATAGTAACTAAATCAGTAAAATCTGCTATGAGTGTATTTGAGCCATTGTACTTTGGTCCTAATGCGGTAAAATCTTTCCAGTAATGTGCCCTATTTTCAAACTCACTATCTAAACAAAGGTTTTCTTTTGCAGGATCAGCATTCGTGAAATAGTCAGTTTCAATAGCGTAAGCAACACCTTCTGGTACTTTGAAGCTCAACTCAACTTTTGCTGCATCACGATTTACATATTCGGGAACAATCTCACCTTCAAATCGAGCGAACCAGTAACGATCCGCTTGATCGGTAAATATTAGTTGACCATCTGTTCCATCAGCTTGATAAAGGACGCGATACATCTCATCTTTGAGCGTATCTACGTCCGTATTATCATTTCTCTTCTTATTTTTCCTAATCCATCCTTTAACAGTAATTGTTGTTGCACTGTCCTTAGCATAGAGAAGTTTTTCACCCATCACTAAATCTTTTTTTTCATATTCTCGCTTTTTAGTAGGGCGAGATATTTCACTAATAGTCAACCATTTAAAGAAATCAATCCCTCTAAAAATCATCCTAGTTTCTGCGATTATACTCGCCCCTTTCTTCTTTCAGATAATCTTTCGTTTCTAGCATTTTCTTTAGCTACAGTCGGGGCTACTTTCTTACCGACTTTTTCTTTGTCCATGTAAATATCAGAATCTTGATCACGAATCTCAGCTAATAGCTGATTATTCACGTTAAGCAAACGGATTACTTCCTTAATGTCCAGACTTGTCGAACCTGCAAAATTGCTTCGAATTGCTTGTGTATCAACTCCAATTAAATCAGCAAGGTTTAGTGTCATGTTTGAAGCCATATCGCTCAACCCTGTCGTAGCAGATTGGATAATCCCCGATCCATTCTGAGCCATGTAATTCAGCGCCTGACCGATTAACTCCATCGCCCTAGCTGGTTTAGTGACAGGCAGAACGACTTCGGGATTTCCCTTCTCTCCAGCTCGATAAAGACCGTCTTGAGTAATCCAGCCTCCGTTTTCGTATCCAACTCCACGATAAGCCGCTAATAGCGACCCATATCTTGAAACTGCATAACGAATTGAAGCCAACATATTTGATAAAGGATCAACCATATTTTTATCGTATCCTGGTCTTGCGTATGCTTTAAAGGTTGCACTGATCGTTTGTAGTAAGCCTCTCGAAGGGTCACCACGTTGCGCATTGATATCCCAATTGTTAACTGCATTTGGATTACCTCCAGACTCAGTTTGAATCTGCCGTAACATCGCATTCAGATTCGCGGGAGTGTATTGACCTTCCATTTTCAAAGCCTTAATCGCTAAACTTCTCCATTGTTCCACTCCAGCGGAAGGATTATAACCAACAGCGCTTGAACCTCCACCACCAGTAAATATATCACCAGATCCCATTGCGCCATTTAAATGAATGTGGTCAAAATGGTCTCCGTCAGGCCAAGTAACCCACTGCCCACTCGATCCAGTTCCACTGAGACCCATTCGGTCTCTTACTTTCCCGTTCGTGATTACATAGGCAATCTGTTTTGCGAATTTTTCAAAGGCCCAATTAGCAGCCTCCGTGTATTTTGCAGAACCGACTACACCTGGATATGCCAAGTCAATTGCTTGATGTTTTCCATGGTAGTATGGATCGCCAGCCCGATAACCAGATGTGATTGTCAAACCAGGGAACTTACTCATCATTTTCTGAGCGATATCCACTAGATACTTGTAAACATTATTTGCTCCCATTGCGCCATCAAATGTTCCGTGAGTGAAGAATTTCTCCAACTCGCCTTGAATCATCTTGTTTGCAGCACCTGTCATCAGTTTTACACCTGACTTTGTCATGTCTAACCAGGGTTCATTGATTCCTTTATAATCCACTTTGCCATTCAGGAATTTCAAGACAGCATTTTCATCATCGAGAAAATCGACAATATCAAATTCACCGACTCCATCAGCATATTTCGGAATCATACTTCCAAGTTTATTCTGAGCTTTTAACACCCGTTCAGTCATTGTTGCATTGAGTACCCTCGCACCCTTTTTAAGCCAAACAAGAGCATTTCTGCCCTTAGCAATAAAGGTAGATCCGTCGGGTTCTTGGATGATTTCCTGATATTTAGAACCTTTTTGGTCATTTACAATTGCTAGTCCATCAGCTGGATGGCCATCTGTTCCTCTGGCATACTGCGGTACTGTCCAAGCTCCTAATTTCTTGTCGGACTCTACTTCTTTTAGGACATAGTTAACTCCACCAATTACGCCATTAACACCTTTACCGATACCACCAACCATCTTATTAGCAACGCTGTTCATTGTTGCAGATAGAGAACTACCCATAGAATTAATACCATCGATCAACGACTGCATTAAAAAACGTCCAGCGCTATTAAAGCCGCCCGACTTCGATCGAAGATTATTAATCGCATCATTTCCCAGCTGATTCACTCGATTGATGAATGTTTGGTAAAGTGAGTTCCAACCGTTCAACAGATTTTGAAGCCACGTACGGCCAGTCTGGTACATCGCATTGTAGAAGCTACGTAAAAGATTTATGACTTGATTACAGAAGTTTCTCACAGTCGTAATGAATGTAGAAACAAGGCTATTCCAGCCATTCAGCTTATTTTGTATCCAAGCTCGACCCATTAAGTAGTTTGGTGAGTTCTGTGCTGTAATTACTTTTGTGTAATTGCTGATGAATGAACTAACTAAGTTCATCATTGAAGGAAGTACTGAATACCAGCCGTTCATGAAGTTACTCAACCATTCAGAACCCTGAGTTACCATCGAAGGGCTGATTGAGCTAAACTGACTCAAAATACCATTAGCAGCTGATAAAGCTGTTTGTAGCAACTGAGGAGTTGAATCAGACATTCCTTGATTACCTGCCTGTGAAGCTTGTTGAGCTGAGGCCTGCATCTGACTCGCATCAGGCATCCCGTAGCTCTCAGTTACAATCATGTCATTTGAGAGTCCGACAGGTTCTGCATCTTGTACAGCCTTGGTCATCATGTCTGTCATTGTAGAAACAACGCCTTCAATAACTGGTAATCCTTTTTCTATTCCGACAGCAACACCTTCAGGGACCCATTTAGCGATCCCAATCATCACTCGTGACGGTGACTTGATTTTTAGTTTATCTTTGAACCATTTACTAACATTCCCTGCAACATCAGTTACTGTTTTTTTGAGTGAGCCTAACGCGTCAGTAATTCCTTTGCCAATACCACCAATAATATCTTTACCAATCTTGCCCCACTTTACATCTCCAAATGCTTTGAAGATAGCAGCGACAACTTGCGGCAACATCTTAATCAAGACACCGATGGTATTCAAAATACCTTTTCCAAGAGCTATCAGGATTTGAACACCTGCTGCAATGATTTTCGGTAAATTCTGAATAAGAATTGCTACAATCGTAATGATTAATTTAATCGCCAATTCAATTAATTTAGGCAAGACGTTCAGAATTCCTTGAATTAACGATCCAAGAATTTTGACACCTGCCTCGATAATCTTCGGCAAGCTCTGAATCAATGTCGTGACTAGAGAAATAATCAGATTGAAGGCCAACTCAATCAATTTTGGAAGCATCATCATAATCCCATTGATCAAAGCAACGAGGATAGTCATACCAGCTTCAATAATTTTTGGAAGATAGGTAATAATCAGCGAAAGAATCATCTCAACAAGTGAAATAACTGCACTGATTAGATTTGGTAGCATCTGAATGATTCCGGTAATAATCGCAGTCAGGATTGTAACTCCGGATTCAATCAACTGAGGCAAAACAGAGAGTAATGTCTCAATGATTGTCTTAGAAATGGTGAATGCGACTGTTACAGCAGCTTGTGCTAAAGGAATAAGTGTTTGTAGTATTCCTTGTATGATATTCGTTAGTAGATTGACTCCAACTTCTATCATTTTAGGTAATATCTCAGTAAACGAAGTCACCAATCCAAGAACGATTTCTGAAACTTTTTCCAATAAGTCTGGTACCGTAGTTCCCATACCTTCTGCGAGTTTCGAAATGAGATTGCTTCCGGTAATAATCAATCCAGGTATGCCACCGACCAAAATTGCAATGATTTTTGGCAGTAGCGATTTGAAAATGTTGATTAATGGTTCAAAATTTCCATCGAAAGCTTTGGCTACCGCAACCTTGAACTCAGCAAACTGCTGTTTTACACCTTGAACGAAATTTCGAATGCCTTGACCTAATCGATAGATCATATTTAGTTGATTTTCACTAAATGAATCACCAAAAAGATTCGTCAGGCCTTCAAGGCTGGTAATATTTCCTGAAATAATGAACTTTAATCCTAAGAATGCCCGTCGGATTTGTTGAACGATCTCATAGAATTTTTCAAAACGTTGAATCGTTACATCGCTGAACATACTTGTATTGATAGATTCGGAAAACGAATGAAAGTCCATATCGCCAGTTAGAACATCTTTGACGATTTGAATTCCATTTTTCAGTCTGTTAAAACTTTCATGAAGTATAGTTATTCGATTCATGATCGCATTAACAGTGTCTTGCGGTAAAAAGTCAGCTAAAGCCAACTTCAAATCTTCATACTGCTTGCGATCACCGCCATGAAGAATCTGATCTAGACTTGACCTGATGATATTTGACGCTACTTGTACTCTTTCGTTAGCGTCTTTTTTGAATTGATCAAAGGCTTTGTGAAGAATCGTTAAACGATCAAGAATTTTATTGGCGGTTTCTTGAGGAAACAGATTATTGAGTGTTTGTTTCAGTTCCTCAGTCTTACCTCTATCTCCGCCAACGAAGATTAAGTCAAAACTTCCTTTAATTGCTTGAGCTGCAAGCCCAAACTTCTCACTAGCCTTTTCCCTGAACTCTCCAAATGCTTTGTGCAACGCTGTTAATCGATCGATAATGACGTTAACAGTTTGTTGCGGTAAAAGCTGATTGAGATTTTCTCGAAGCGCTTCGGTCTTCTTGCGATCCCCACCAACAAATATTAACTGCAATGCTCCATGAATAGCATTTCCTGCAATGACAAACGTTTCTCCAAGTTTCTTAACGAAGTTAATCAATGGTGCGACTAATTGTCTGAATTTCTCTGAGCGTTTGTAGAGATCAGTTATTGCGACTCCTAAACCAATCACTGCTGCAATAACTAGCACAAACGGATTAGCAGCAGCCAATTTGATAAATGGACCAATCCATTGAACGAATTTTATTAGAGCTGCGAGTAAAAGAACCAATGCTCCATACGAACTCAAAGCTGCAAATAATCCTTTTACAATAGAAATTAATGGATTTGCTGATTTGCCAATATTTTCTAATGCTTTAGCAATTGAAGCTAATACCTCTTGAACTTTTTCAGATCCAATCGTATTATCTCTGAATGATTTCATTGAAGCAGTCGCAGAACCTAATGCATCAACCGCAACTTTTTTGAAAGGTTCTAATCCTTTGACGATAGTTGTAGTAATAGCCGTTCTGAAATTGGCCATTGAACCAGATAGAGTATCACCAGCTGTTTTAGCCAAACCTGCCATCCTAGCTGTTGAACCTGCAACTCCGTCGGTACCTTCTTCGATTCCTTTACGAAGTGTCTCGATTGCTTTACCAGCTTCTAACGTTCCATCAGAAACTGCTTCTTTCATATCTGTTACAGATTTCTGACTCGCATTAGCTAGAATTTGCCAAGCCGGAATCCCAGCGTCTACCAAACGATTAATATCATCCGCATAAACAACACCAGCTGATTGCATACCCGAAATTGCACTAGTAATCTGGTCTATAGATTCTGCACCGTTACCCACACCATATGCGGCATCAGCGATTGCTTGGAAAACACCTTTTACTTTCGTGCCTTCCATGCCAGCAGCAACCATTTTCTTAGCACCCATTGCAACATCATTCAAAGCAATAGGTGTGCCTTCAATAGCGGCTGCCAGATCATCCATGACTTGTTTAGCGATTCCTGCACTTCCTGTTAAAACAGTAAGTGATTTCGTAGCTGTATCAATCGTGTCAATACGGTCAATGGCTCTGCCGATAGAATCTCTCAAAATATCAAATGCTTTCGCTACAATTGCAATGGAAGCAATAGAGCTCGCAACGTCTTCTACTGATTGCCTAGCAGATTTAGAAGGATCATCAACACCCGATTTAATTTGATTCCTGATATTAGGAAATATTGATTTTGCTTTATCAAAAACAGATTTAAATCCACTAGTAAGATTATTCTTTACTGATCTTGATGCATCTGACGCACTCGTTGATATTGACTTGATACCACTTTTTACTGATTGCCAAATGTTAGAAGCGACACTCGGAATGCTCTTTATTCCATTCACAAACCCTGTTCTTATGTTTGAGGCTACCTGTGACGCTTTTGAAGGAAGCTGAGACAATCCGTTGCCGATTTTAGATACAGCACTTGCAGTCGTATTAACTATTGAGTTAAAACCAGTAACAAAGACATCCTTAGTTCGATTTAAGACTTGAGTTGCCTTTGTTGGAATTGACTGTATCTGAGAAATTGCTTGATTTTTTGCTTGAGCGAAACCTGAACTAACAAAACCAGTTACGGATTTCATGGCACGTTGAATGGTTCCTGGTAATTCTATGACTTTATCGACAGGCTTTTTAATCAAATCCAGCAATGAATTTCCAATTGTCTTAAAGCCATTCTTCAGATCGGTAAAACTTGACTTCAAATTGGATACGCTGCTTTTCATTGAAATAACTAATGCTTTATTCATCGCTTTGCTATCTTTAGTCATTTCTGAATAGGATAATTTTGCATCGCTTTTCATCTGATCGAAATTCTTTTTCGAATCAGCAGATAAACTAGCATTTGCGCTTTTCATTTTCTGCGTCATCGATTGAAAACCAGTTGAAACTGTCTTCGCTGATTGGCTTCCTTTTTCGCCTAAATCTTTTGCAGTCTCAACCGTGTTACTGATTTTACTTGCCAAATCAGTAGCGGCCTCGCCAGTTCTTGTGAACCAGTTGAAAAAAGTGGCTACCGCCTTCTCAGCTGGTGCAGAGTCTGCTGTGATTTCTATATAAGCACCGCCAACTTTTGTACCTTCTGCCATTTGCTCAACTCCCTTCTATATGTATTTTTATTTCTTCCACCATTGAGTGGTGTCAATACCTTCCTCATTTGCATTTTGAGTGATATTTTCTTTTGCGCTCTTGATAGCTTCTTCGTACGGCTTCATCAAATTAGAATCATAATCCTGTTGCCCAGTCAGTTTGCTTAAGAACATTCCAACTGAATCAACGATTGCTACTTGAATCTCATATTGTCGAGCACGTCTTGATTCATATTCCTTTTTATTTCCCCATTCATATTTTCGTCTCAGCCAACTAAACGACTGATCCAATACATACTCTTCTGACAATGAATAAAAATATGAAACGAATTGAATCTGTTCAATTACGCTTGAGGCGAAGGATTCAATTGCACTACTGATGCCGACTGCTGATCGGCCGCTGGTTTTGTTTGAGCCGCTTGTTGATTCTCCTTGCTCATCGGACGAAATTTCGTTTGAATCTTTTTTATCAGCGCCGTTAATTTTTCGATCGGAGTTCCTTCTAAAAATGCCCCAATAATCAACGATGTATCAAAGAAGTCCATTTCTTCTGCTTCTTCAATCGTCTTATCCAAAACGATTGCTAAAAGTTTTGTAATTTTTTCATCAGGTAACACCTCTAACGCAAATTCAACAATTTGATCGATCGTTGGGAATTTGAATTCCCATTCTAAATTTCCATTTTCATCTTTTTTCTGTTCGCCAACTTCATCAAGTGCAGGGCGTTTTTCCGTGTTTGCTTCTCGCCATTTTAAATAGTCGTTGTAAATTATCAAACCGTCACCGGCAACGAATTTAACTAACGACACTACTTTCTTATTCGTTAAGCGCGGTACAGGAATCTTACTTCCATCGCTTAACTCCACCATTTTCATTTCAGTTACTACACTATTGATTTGTTCTACTGTTGTATTTTCAGTCATGTTATTCTCCTTTTTAGACAAAATAAAAGACCCTGCTGATAAGCAAGGCCATGCGATTACAATACTTGTTCGATTTCAATGAAGACATTTTCGTCTTCTGGAAGATCATCCTGAGCGAATGAAGTAAACGACACTGGAAGTGTTGCCTTCTCTTTACCGTGATTCGTTTCGACATTATCACTAATCTTCACTTCATAATAGTGGACCATTAAGAATGTCCCGTCTTCACGTTTTACAATCAGAGTTAAGCTATATGAAGCAATTGACGTTGGTGCACCATAAGAAATCGTCTTAGTTCCGAGTTCTTTCACCGGTGTCAAAGTATCTGTTGTGGAATATGCTTTTGAAACACCTTTTTTTAGTGTGATAAGATCGTCAGCGGCTTGAACAGAAGAAATTTCAATAGTTTCATCACCAATTTTAGCAAAACGGACAGTTTCGAAATCCACGCCTTTACCAGTAGCTACTTTGATTTTACGGTTGCCTTTATTTATTGCTGCAGCTAGTGTCGCAGGATCGCCGAGGTCGGCTGCTGTCTCAGTGATATCGCCACCAGCCATAGCTAACGAACGATTGTCAATTGAGTTTTCCATTAATGTGGTACCAATAGTGTTGGTCCATCCGCTAATTGTCGTGTCAATCGGAGTAACTGATTGGTCAATCGTTACTTCTTCTGTTTCGTTACCGCGAGAACGGCTGATACCTTCTGTTGTTCCACCAAGATCACGGAAACCTTCTTTAAGTTCAAAAGTTTTCATATCCATTACATCTGAGATTTTTGTTGGACGAAAAGTCGTATCTTCACCAATGATTAAACGACCCGCACCGCCTTGAATGTTCTTTTTATTAAAATGGAAAAATTGGTCTTTTGCCATTATTTAGTCCCCTCCTTCTTTTCTGATTCTTCATAACTCCATGATGAACTAGAAATTTTCAATTTTTGCAGTTGCTTGTTTGTCAATTCAAGGATTTCTCCATGAATAATCACTTTTCGAACGCCTTCAATATTGACGCTTAACGTCGTTCCAGCACCAGAATTCGATTTAGCCATTACTCTAACTTTGGATTCTTGAGTAGTAGTTTCTTGTTTTGTTTCTTGCTTCTTTTCTTTTTTCTTGTCTTGCACTTTCTCTGCCAAAATATTTCCTCCTTAATTTTCGAAATAGTTAATGTACATGTAGCACCACGCCTCGTCTTTTTTGGACACATCATCGACATTCGGAACTGGTGACATTTGAAAATCAATATCAAAGACATTGACACCCGCTATATCAGAAAAGTTCCGTTTTAAATAATTACCAACTTCTGTGCATTTCTCCAATGCCTCTATATCGCTTTCTGAGCGTACTAAAAGTTGTATGGTATTTTTCCCTATTGTCTTAACTAAAAGACAGGGAAGTGGTGCTGTGGCTTCAATTTTCCAAGTTCTAAACGAATTGAAATCTTCAAAAAAAGCAGCCTTCAGGAAATCCCGAATACTGCTTGAAGCATCGACAAAATCCATCGAGCTACCCCTTTCTATGTTCGTAAAACTTTCTTCATCACGTCCAAACCAGAACTGATCATCCGATCCATGCCGTTTTCAAGTCCTCTGGCGTAAATGTTGTAACGACCTTCTAGATAAATTGCGTATGGTACGCCTGATCCAGTCTTGAGAGTAGTTTTAGTTCCCGTCTCTTCCCATTCATTAATGATCGGGCCAACAGCGGAACCGCTTGGACCCAAATAATGAGTAATGAATCCGAGCGAGTTAATGTACGCTGCAGTATCTATGTGATTATCAGCAGAAGTAACTTCTTTCGCACTCTTCGCCCATTCCTTAGCCATTTCAGAAACCAAAGCTTTTCTAGCATCTTTCATCGATCTTGAACCGCCGAGTGTCTCGGAATCAAGTGAAATCGATACTGCTGCAAATTTCGACTTGTACTGCATTTTCTTCTTCATGCTACTCAGCGCCCTTTAAGAAAACTTTGTAATGATGAAGCGTGCGATCGTCATAATGAGGCGTGATAGAGTCCACTTCAAGATTTGCCGTGGTGAGCAAATTCCCTTTATCATCCTTGATGTTTTCAACAGTCATTTGTGGATCGACTGCTGTATCTGGTGTTAGATGCAAACTCATTTCTATTACTCGATCGGTACCAGACGAATTCCTTACATAAACTTTTTTCGTCATGAATCGACATTTGACAGTTTCAGGTTCATTTTTTTCATAGATAGGTCGTCCCCATTTATCCTCACCAACATACTTTTCTCCAGGCAATGTCAGGTCGCATGTATGAATCAATAAATCATCAAACAACACCGATTCTCACGCTCCTTTTTCGTAGGAGTCCTGTTCCCTCCAAAAACATTAAGCAAGAAGGCGCTACTCTCCCAGCTTGTCGGCTAGTAGATCCACCACTTGCAGATCGGCTATAGTCACCGATGGAATAGCTTAATGAACTTTTGGGCGTTCCTGTTATATCTACATCAATACCTTCAACTTGATAGTACTCGATCTGGGCGCAACATGCTTTCTTGATCAGTTCTTGAACATCCTCAGAAAACTTATCTAACCCTATTTTGAGAATCTGATACTCTGTCAACGCGTCAACTATTTCAGTTGCACGTTTAGAAAATCGAGAGAACTTGCCATTTTCGACAGGTGTTCCCTCGAATACTTCTTCATAATACTTTTCGTCAACATAAGCTTGAGCCATACCGCCCACCTACTTTTCTAATGCTTTTTCAGCTTCGATAGCATCATTTTTGTTTCCGATAAAACTTTCACCATTAGACAACTGATAGTTTCCACGACTAATCATTTTTGGAAACTCTGCGCTGGAAGCTTCTTCTGCTGATTGTTCTGTTTTATCATCATTACAAGCCTCTTCTTGTTCGACTGGCTCAAAAATGAATTTGAATGCATCCACAGTTTCCAAATACTTCTTTTCAGTTTCTGTGATTTCAGTTAGTGATGAAGATGTGATTTGTTTTTCACGAAAGAAATAATCTTTTCCTTCAACGGCACTTTTCACTGTATACAGCATAAAAAACGACCTCCTAGATAATTTCGTGTTTTACATTGATAGCTTTTGCCACTGCGTCTTCTTCTTCAAATTTAGTATCTAGTTTCATCGTTAATACTATAATGAACGTCCGAGAACGGATGTCTTTATCGAATTCCAATCGAACATTACGAGAGACACCTAATACAATATTTTTTGGGTGAGTTAGTAATAAGTCCGATACTTTTTCAGCTCCTCCGCTTACTGTAGCGTCGTAAGGCTGCAGCATCGCAATCCCTTTAGTAGGTACTCCATATGCAGCAGGACGATTTGTTCCCGTTAAAGTCGTATCACCAAGTCCGGTATTACGATTGGCAATTTCATCACGCCAGTTTAATTCATTAACATGACTCATATAGTATCGGAAATCAGCTGGGTTTCGTAAATACTTAGCAGGTACAGAACCATAAAGCTTTTTCAATAGCGGACGTTTAAAGTCTCCGCCGTCGTGATCGACAATATGTGAAGTTGCTTGTTTTCGTAATCCATCCAACAATGCTAAGTATGGATCAGAAGAAGTTTTATCTCCATTGACAATTAGCTCTTCAACATCCAAAGAAGCACGTTCTGCAATCATACTGATAATCGTATTGTGCAAATTTCCCCCTTCGATGTTGTTTTCCAACGTATCGTAAGAAATATTTACTTCAGCAATCACTTCTTTTGCATTCAATTCGATTTTACCTGTCGTTGGTTTTGATCGCTTGCTAGCATCTAAAGCTGTTGCTTCAACTCCAGGATGTAAGATACGTTGACCGAATCCGATTTTTTCAATTTTCATCGCATCTGACGTCATTGGGACAGTTCGTGCTTCATTAATGATCGTTGGCTGATCAATCAGCATTTGATAAAACTTTTTGAATTGCATAGGATTCATTAATCCGCCAGCTGCTAAATCACTTAATGTCATCGTTGCTTTTTCAATAATTGATTGGTTACTTGCCATTATTCATTTCCTCCTTTTACTGAGAATAGACTTCCGAAAACATCTTCTTCTTTCTCAATCTGTTCTGTGTAATTTTGTTCTTGATTGTTACTGAAACGAGCTTTTTCAAGCGTCTCAACCTTTTCATTCAAAGGAGCTACCGCTTCTTGAACTGCTTTAGTGATGTCTTCAGCAGTAAATGCTTCTTTTTTCACCTTTTTCTTTGCAGCAGCGGCTTCCTCTTCTTCCTTTTTCTTCTTCTCTTCATCAGTAAGCTTGCCTTCACCATTTTTAGCGTCTTCTAATTTCTGAAGGCGCTCTGTGATTGGATTTAGAGCTTCACCTAATGCTTTTTTTAATTCTTCTTCTGTCATCTCGTGTTCCTCCTTAGATTTTTTCGTACTAAAAAAGGACTTGATCCCATTGACCACGCCCTGCTTTGTTACTGATTTAGTTGTTTGTATGGTTCCGATTAATTCGGATAATTCACTTACCTCTTTTTGAATTTCTGCAACTTTATCTGCATCATCGGACGAATAGTTGTCTAATATGGACCATGCAGCAGATTGGAAAGCTTCGATAGCCGCGTTCACATCTCGGAAAGTCTTCCTTCGATTGAAATTGTTTGTCGTCTGTTTTTTGACTTCTTCAACCTCTGCAGTGCCAGCAAGTGAGTATCCAGTGAACTCGCCTTTTTGAATATCTTCCCACATTTCGTCTGTCGCTTTTGTTACGAGTACCCATGTTCCCTTAGTGATTGTTGTGTCTTCAATTGTCATATCGACAGGCGCGACATAGCTTTCCACTACTTTTCCAGCACTAGTAGTAAAATCATGCTGCTTATCAATTTGTTGGTAGTCTTCCATAAAGCTATGTGCCGCTTTTTCAATTGTCTCAGCATCCATGTAGTCACCGTGAGCATCTTCTGTTTCAGGTTCATAAACAACACCATATACAAGCTTTTGCGGATCGTCAGCTTTCGTCACAAGCTTAACAGCCGTTTCAAATGTCGGCTCGCCTTCCGCTTTTGTCAGGAAAAATGATTTCTTATTCGCCGCTTTATCAACGTAAGAGACATGTGTTACTTTAACGTTTTCTAGTTTTCGCATTTTATCACCACCTTTCGATGTTCTTGATTCATTAGATATGGCTTCAAGCCGGATCACCTGTCCTTTCCGGCAAAGACTGCCGATCGTCTTCTCCATTCAATTCATCAGGAGGCTTTCTCTCATAATCAAGTAAATTCAAATGAGTTTTATGAAACATTAATAGCAAACTTGTTAACGTCATTGGTCGAAAGTTACTACGGTTTTCTTTGTTCTCCATAACTGAACAACTCCTTATTTTTTTAGTTGTTTAACCATTTCCTTGAGTATAATCGCAGTGACATAGATAGAAAATGCTCCTAATGGGGTTAGTATTAAAATGCCTAATATTGTCTTGAACATTATTTTTCTCCTTAATCCACTGGCGGTTTTTCAATCTCATATTCAATTTCATTTCTTGAACGATCAAATATCGGATCAAGCCAGCAGTGACAATAGATGGTTTCCTCAATTGGCGCTAATGGATCACGTGGATATCGAATAAATGTGCCGTTGATATAAAAAAACTCCCCTTTGGCCGCCGTCATTCCATCAGCGGATACATGTGCCGGTCGTGGCTCCTTAACACCATCAGCATGCCGCCACGTACTTCCAATCACATGACGGTTTAGCATCATCGCTTCATATTGAGAGCCGCCGTACATCCGAGTAATTTCAAGGATGGCGATCGATCGAGCACGAACATATCCGAAAACTGCTAATTCCGCTAAAGAAATTCCTTTCTTTTTCTCCTCGTCGTCTCTTTCGTAGTATTTATCTAGTTCACGACTAACTGCATCATCTGTTGTCTGTCGGAGTTCAATTGACAAATTCTTTAACCAATCTTTCAGCTCTTTATATGCCTCTGAATTTTCATCAAAGGGTAACTCACTGCCGTATTGCTTTTTGAATGCTTCTAGTAACGCAAAAAACGCCGCTTCTAATTCAGGAACGATGTCATTTGTCATCGTCGAATCAAAAGAACGCTTCTTCATTGTTCGCTTTAGCTGTTTTTCGGTTGGCGGCTTCTTCTTAAATTTCTGGATCAGCTTATCAACTATCTCTTGCAGTTCTTCGTAATCTATCTGAAAGGCTTCTTCGATCTTTGTTTCTACCAACAAAATGTACTCCATTAGCAAATCAATAAACTGATACTCAGCATTTTCCAGTAGCTTCTTAAGTTCCTTGTCCTCTTCTTCTTTGATCAGAAAAGCCAACTCTATCATTTGAGAATCATCCATCTTAGGACCTCACCTCTTTAATCAACCTGCGTAAAGTTGCTGCTAGCTCACTTGTTTCAGACTTACCATAAGCTTTTTCGAGATCAATTTCACCAGTGAGTGAACCAACGGCATTCCCTTGACTATTAGTAAGTATGGGTTTGTTGTACTCATCGCCATCAAAAGGTCCTAAAGGTTTATTGAGCACTTTCCCGACAATATCACGCAGATCATTTGGAGCTACTGCTTTCGCTTTGATAGCGGGATCAAGAATGGCTTTGATATCTTCCATATTCACAATATTCGAAGTCTTGAAGAATACTTCGACATACTTGAAATCGTATTCTCTAAATAGTGAGTTGATACGCCATTCATACGTCTCACGTAATGATTGGAAAACTTGTTCCTCCGTCAACTCTTTTGCTGTTTCAACAGTCGAACGATTATAGTCAGTGGAAAGGCCAACATAGATTGGAGGCAGTCTGAAGGCTGAAAGTATAGCTTGAATCACGTTTTCATCATATTCGAGAAACAACGCATCCTTCTGTAAAATATCAGCTAACTTCTCAATTCGGATGGCTGGCTTATATTTATCATCTTCACCAAGCATCGCATCAGCAGGTGTTACTTTCTCAGCTTCTAGTAAAAGAAACTTGTGTTGATTTTCCTCACCACCAATTGCATTCGCATAGGATTGAAGTGTCGCTTCTGATTCAGCGGTTAATTGGGCATTCTCTAATGTGATTGCTAGCGGAATGTGTCTGCCTTGCGTAAAATATCGGTAATTCAGTTCATCCGCTTTTCGATTTCCAATAACCTTGATTAGCGCTCCAATCCACCGTGGAATACCGTATGGGTCTTGGAAGTCGCCCTTTTTAAGGTGGATTACCTCGGTTGCTGTTCCGCTGCCTTCTTTTCCGACCGATCCATTTATATTTAGCGGTGTAGGATCACCAAACGTCTTGTACCAAGTGCCACTCTCGACTCCAGAATCCATTAACGGATCTCGAAAACAAAAATAACGGACCTTGATATCCTGTCCGTTTTCGTTTACCACTCTATTCAGTTTTGTAACGGACATATACTCCGGCTTAATCGAATCAATGCCCACGACCTCGCCTTTGCCATTTCGAATTACCTCTAAAAATCCATTCCCACACTCTTCCACGTGACTAATGACCTCTTCAATTACTTCTTTTGCAGGTCGTTCGTAGCAAAGTTCTTTCACCAACAGTTCAAGTTGATTCCATTCAGCTTTCATTTCTGGGGTTTCTTCTAAATCTTCTACTTTGTAACGAATCCCCATTCCAAAACCAACAACGTTCGTTTTGTAAGCCTCAATTGACTGATTGAGGATATCTGATAGATCCGTGATTGAACGCAATACTGACAGATCATATGGAGGGTTTAGCAAAGTTAAGTCTCTAATTTGTTCTCTGCCACCAGACATTTTATATGTCAGACTTCTCTTTTTCTGAATCTTGATATCTTGTTTTTTAATTGGAATATTCCCACTTTTACCGCCGCTAATAATTCTCGATGTCATACTCCACCTCCTAAAATGCTGTTTTTCTATTTGTTCTCCGTTTTCTTGTTTGTTTGTTATCCATCTTCACTAACGCTTGAGACATTGCGTCAACATCATCATCGTGTGCTCCGTTCGGAAAAGCTTCTAACTCATCTAGAACTTCATCCGCCCATGATTTCCAAAGCGGATGTGGTACGTAGACATTTCCCGATTCCCAAAATGGGGCCACAGCCTGAGCTCTGACTTCTTTCCCACCTTGCGGATTCACTGCAACCATTCCAGGTATCTTTTTCTGTAGCATTTCAATGACGGCAGAACCATTTGCTTTATCCTCAACATATTTTGCTTTTGCGTCAGGCCAACGATTTGCCATAGACTGAATAGCTCTCATAGTTTCAACAATACCCATTCGTTCATGATGTCGATCCAACAAATAGTAATCTGCTTCATCACGTGCCCATACGTGTCCGGCAACAAAGTCAGAAGTGTTCTTGTCTTTAAAAGTACAATCCCACGATTGGGCTTGCTGAGAAAAAGAACTAGGCATGACTTTTACATCATCGCCTAGTCCTAATCGTACTTTCATTTCAATGGATGGTACATAATACTTCGCCCACGACCGTTTGAAGATATCGCCGCCAGCTGGTGTTGGGCGCTGTTGGTAAAGAGAAGCCCACCCACGAGATCCAGTTACCGCTTTTGTTTGCGCCGCCCACTCTTCATCTTTTCCTATTTCAGGAGCTAAAGCTTCACCAACTTCACGACCAAGCAAGTCCTTTTCCTCCGCAATCGCTGGTATTTTGATTTCGATCCAAGGTAATGTTTTTTCTTTTAATAAACGACCCGCTAAATCATCTTCATGCCAACGAGTCATAATAATAATTACAGAACCATTTGCTGATAAGCGAGAATAAAACGTATCCCGCCATTCAGAATAAATTTTATCTCGCATTGTCTTACTTTCTGCCTCAGCCCTGTTTTTTACAGGATCATCAATTATCAAAAGATCGGAGCCTCGGCCAGTTGCACCACCTAAGATAGAAGTGCTGTATAGCTGACCTAAATGATTATCAATACCCCATTCAGAAACACTCGCTGTCTCAGAACTTAGTTTCAAATCGAATAGTTCATCACTGTATAAACGAAATTTTTCTCGGTTTTTTCGTCCGAACTTTTTGTAGAGTTCCTCTGAATACGAAACAACCATCGCCAGTTTATCCGGATTCTTGCATAAAAAATAAGCTGGGAAAGTCTCTGTAATAAAAGTTGATTTACCATGTTGTGGTGGTAACTCTACGATGATAAACAACCGTTCTCTATTTGCTATACGATCCAAATAAGGTGAGATATATAACTGGTGTCGTAATGGCTTAAATGTGCACCCATGGGTATAGAAAAAGAAGTCAGCGAAATTTCTCCTCGCTAACTCCTTTAGTGATTCTTTTCTAATTGTCTCAAGATCAACCATCTTGTTCATAGGCTAATCGCCTCAATTCGTCAGTGCTTAGTTCAGCATATGGATTTTTTGCTTTTACTTCACCGGATAACTCTAATTTCTTAGTGTATATACCATCCATTTTGTTCAATGTATCAATTGCTCGAATCTGATCTCCAGGATATTCATCATCATTAGCAATCTCAGAAAGCTTCACCATACGTTCCTTTCGGGTCATAATAGCCTCATCTTGAGCTTCTTCTTGGAGTTCCTTATACCTAGCCAGAACCTCATTTTCTCTGAACAAAGCACTCGCTTTGTTGTCTACTGTAGTGTCTTTCCACCTATTAGCAGAAGCGAACGCCTCTCGGTAAGCTTTTCGTTGTGTCATGCCTGTGATTAGGCATTGGACAAATTTTTCATGTCTTGCATTTTCTAAAACAGGCATCTCTTTCCCTCCAATTTCGACAAAATAAAAAGACCTCAATCCGAGGTCAATGGAATATTTTTCTGAATTCACTCAAATAGCGTTGATGATCTTCTATTTCTTTTTTCCAGTTTTCATTTAAAACATTTGTTTCAATTTTATCAGTCTTGCAGTTTGGACACCTTCCAACTACAACTTTTACTCTCACCTCTGGATCAAGAATTAAGTGTACGAGTATACCTTTTGTATCAAAACAATTTGTACAAAATGGACCCTCTTCGCCTTTGTAATATGTATTTCCGATTTTTTTTACTTCACTTCTCAAAATTTGAACATTTTTTAAATCATGTATTTCTTGCCTCAGTTCCTGATTTTCCTGTAATAACTGTGACATTTCTTTTTGAACTTCAATTACCGCCTTAAGAGTAACCGGATCATTAGTGCCAGTAACAAGTCCTAACATATTATCCCATTTTTCTTGTAATCCCATAAAATCACCTCATTGTCATTTTAACAGGAATCAATCATCGAATCACTAATAACTATGTATTAGGCGGCACATGAACTTTAAAGGAAGAGGAGCTACTCACTTCCTTGTCATTGAATTTTTTGGGTGTGCCGCCATCGTTAAGATAAGCTGAGAAAGAAGCTGTTCACCTCCTTCTTTTTTGTAGGTAATGTGAGTAGCCTACAAAAATTTAAGATAACTCTTTATATCAACGGCTAGTTCAGATGGTTGTTCATTTACTCCACTTTTTAGCAGTTGTCCTGTTTATGATGTTCGTCTGACTAGCTGTAAATATACTAATTTGATAATAATAGTATATAGCAGAAAAACGTGATTAACCCGCCAAATATCCCGCAAAAAACCGCCAAAATAATTGTTCAACGATATGCGATCAATCTGCCTTTTTTATAAGCTTCAGCAAATTCAATTAGAGCTTCTGACATTAGTCTTTCAACGCTGCGCTCAGAGTAGCCAATTTCACGGCCGATTTTATAATTAGAATAACCATCAGGTGCACAGTAGCGGTAATAGAGAACTTGACGACTTGTTATTCCCAAAGACATCAAAGCTGCTAAAATAGCATCTCTTTCAGCTTCAGCTTCCATAAATTGGATCATTCCGTCTTCCGCCTTGTTCCCCCATCTATCGCCTTTTGGCATGTCTGACATGACTGGTGATTTAATATCTATCATTGACTTTCCCGCTATACGTACCCACTTACGATAATTTTTCAATATTTTTCTTGCATTACATTTAGTTTGATAAAAATCGACTTCTCTCAATAGCTCTATCATGCCATCCGCTCCTTATGCTATAATGTTATTGACTAGATAACATTTAGCGCTGAGCGAAAGCTTGGTGTTTTTTTGTGATATAATCGTTGTGAGCTGGGCTTTTCCTTCAATGGGCGCAAGCATATTTCAACTAGCTCAGGGCTGCTATATCGGGTAGCAGTCCTTTTTTTATGCTATAATCCAAGCAGGCTAGGTTTCACTCGCTTCCTACAAACGAATTTCTAGTCTATTGGTCGCCTCTTAAGGAGCTGCGGCCTTTTTATCTTTCAGAATCAGTTAAATTGATGCCGTTTATTTTAGCTTCAACATAAAGTCTGTTTAGAGTATTTCTCTCATTATCAATGTATTTTTCTATGGACGCTCGAGCAGTTGGATTTTGTTTTGTTTTCAGTTCTTCTTCGAGCAAAGCAATCTTATCTTTTTGTAACGCTATTTGTGATCGAATCCTTCTAGGTATCATTTGAAACCTCTTTAATTGGCGACGTTAGCGGAAAGCTAACTTTATTCTTCAAATAGCTTATTCATGTCTATTTCTCTAAACTTCTCTTTGATCCGAACTAATATTTCAAAGCTTGGCTTCCTGAAATCATTCTCCATTTGTCGGTAGTATCCATACGAAAGATTTAAAGCTTCGGCCATTTGACGCTGAGTCAATCCTGCTTGCTGACGAAAACTTTTTAAATAATCCATGTCTACACCTCCTGGTAGAGACGTTAAGGCAATCCTATCTGAACAACAATCGATTTTACCCATTCGTATTTTTCTACTGCATCAGTCGCGGTTTTATCTGCTATTTCATCATCAACCTCTGCTGGTATCTCATCTAGTACATTTTGGACCAGTTCTTCAAAATCATAGGTCTTGAAATAGATTCGTTTTCCGTTATCCCAAACATAATCAATCTCCGCTCTTCCAAATGAGCCTAACCAAGTTGTGTGTTCATCACTAGCTACCACTTCACTGTCAACCATCGGAACAATTGGTAGATCAGGATTTTTTTTGATCAGATTAAGTAGCTCCGTCACATTTTCCATTTGAATTTCGCTTTGTGTTTTCATCAGATTCCCCTCCTATATACGCTAATTAATAAGCTCCACCTTAAATACATGGCGATATTGAGAACTGATTCGTTCTCCTGCCTCGTTTTCATCAAGAGCAAATATTTTAATGGATTCCACCGGATTTGATTCAGTCAAAACGTTCGTAAAGAACACCTTAAACTCTTTTTCTTTTAAGAAATCTCCTTCGTCCATCATGTCACTCGCCCATGACTTATCATCATTATCAAACTGTCCAATGAAACTATCCTCAGAATCTACCTTTGGATTGTAAGCACAATATCTGATGGGGACAATTTCCAAACAATCTTCGTGATAATATTTATATTCAACTTCCACAATATCTTCAAACTGACGAAAGGTTTTATCACAAATCGGACATTTTTTCATTGTTCCACCTCCAACAACTCTTTATCCTCGTAGATGTTTCCGATTACTTCTATTGGTAAATCAACGCTATATAATAATTCGAATTCAGTATCAAGATTTTTATAGTCAAGATAGAACCCGCCTTGTACAAATCTGATTACTGACATACCATCATTTAATACGTCTCCGATAATCTTCACTATATCCCCCTCAAATATCTCCACGCCATTCTTGTCTTTAAGGCCTGTTGACTGCATTAATTCAATATCTTCAAAACGATACCAGTCTAAACAAGTAGTACAGGTGCTATCACCACAACCATTTATTCCTACTGGTTCATCGTCTATGCCGTTAAGAGTGAGATCATTAACTGGATAAATTTTCTTCGATTTTTTTATATAAGCTTTAAACTTCGGTATCATATTACTCACTTCCATTTCTAATTTGTTGTACAATAGTGATGAGCTGGCCCCTCCTTTTTTCAATCGGGTTAAAAGCATATTTTAATCAGCTCACGACCGCTGACCAATCCCCAGCGGTCTTTTTTGTTACAAATTATTTATGACTTATTTCTTCTTAACTACCGTTCGCGCTTGAAACTAAAACGGTTACTTGTTACGCTTTTGGTGTCTTTTGAGAAGACACCAATTGTGCGCAGCTAGGTTCCCCACCTAGCACTAGACTGCCGTTTCATACCGCGGTAGTCCTTTTTTGTGTTATAATTTAAACGAGCTAGGTTCTTCCTTGTTGATTTCATTAATCTGAAGCATATTTCAACTAGCTCAGAGACCGCTGCCACCCAATGTTCAGCGGTCTTTTTCTATGCAATCGCTTCGGTTACCGGAAATAACAATCACTTGATCAGTGCTCAAGCCACATGCTGTCATAACTTTCAATTTCGTTATCATTTCCTACCGATTCGCCGCCCACCGTATAAAAAGTAATAGTGTCCTCTTCATAGCAATCTTCGCAATATCTTGTATGCTCATCTTGCTTAATGTAAGTATCTCCAACAGACAAATCTTTATCGCAAGATTCGCAATATAAATCGATTTCTTCTTCGCCTAAATATTTCGTATAGTAGCTAGCTCGTTGATTATCAGGAACCAGTTTAAGAGCTCTTTCTTTCGTTCTTAAGTATCTTTTTTCAATAATTCGATCATTGAATACAGTTCCTACTACGTACTTGGTTAACTTCATTCTCACACCTACACTTTCTCGATCAAACCCCAAGCTTTCGCCTGAAGCTTATACCTGTACTGATTGTCTTTCAGGTAAGCCAATCTATTACTTAGTGACTTCACGCTTTCCAACATGCACCACTGTCTTGCTTGTTCAAGTTCATATTCCAATTGATCAATCTCGTCTTGGTGATCTTGAATGATTCCCATAATGTTTTTCATGTTTAGCATCTCTCACACCTACACTTTCTCGACTGTGCCGCCGAGATTTTTAGCCACCGAAGAAGCTGTTCCCTCATTTTTATATTTGATAATCGACTCATCTTCACCAAGCACCGTGTTCATCACAAATTGAGCAGTGGTATCTTCCCAACCACAAAAATATAAATTACCAACTTTAACCACCCACTTCGGTTCTTCCTCGACCTCGTAGCCGTCTAGCCAAGCGCGCATATATTTTTCAGGATGTTTAACAAGCCAATCAATAGCGTTCTCATTTTCCCCAGCTTTGTCTTTCCTGCAATACCAATCTTTAAAGGTAATTAGTAATGCCAATAGGTCGACATCAGTCGAATTACGATAATAGTCAAGTAATTCTCCAACACATTTTGGCACTTTGACTTTCTGCGGTTCTTCTAATTTGGTAAGGACACTTTTTGCTATTCCCAAACCTGCAAAGACACCTGTGGACAATGTTTTGTTATTGGCTTCTACGCCTGTGCTTGTTGCTACATGAAAAAATTGGGTACTTGTTGTTTCAAGTTCTTCTAAAACTTCTTGTTTATTCATTTCATACCTCCTAAATTCTATGTGATCAAAAAGTTGATTAATGATCACATAGATTCTTACTTGATAGGCTGAGATTGCGGATCTTTTTTACCGTCAGTCGTAGTTGTTTTAAACATTTTATAAATATACGTGTTATACTGATGAAGAGCTGAAGAAAACAGTCGAAGTACATCAATTCAGCTCTAAGCCAGCTGCGGAAACAGCTGGTTTTGTTCATCAATCATCGGTATTGTTACGTTTTACTTACGTTTACCCACTTATTCACACTAATCTCCTTTTTGATGCTATGGTTATTAAGTACCATAAGGATGTGAAAACAATGATTAACTTTTATCCTGTACACGTTTATGTTTCTAATTATCGAATATACGCTTCCCTAGAAAAAGCGAACTTTGATAGTTCCCATACGAAGCCTATTAAAAGTCTATTTGCTGTTTTAAACTTAAAGGAAATCAAAGCTATGAAAATGAAACTTTTCATCTATGACCTTGACATCAATAGTTTTGATAAAATGCAAGATGCGATAAACGATTGTCAAACGCAAATGAATAATTGATACTTACACTGAGCTTAGTACTCAGTGTTTTTCTTTGATTGGCGTGGTTAGCAGAACTAACCGCCTAATTCAAAAGTGTTTTTCATACTTGATCTAAAGGCTTTTAGCTGATTTTCTATGATAGTATCTTTTACTTCGAACCGATCTTTGATTAAAGGTGCTGCCATGTCTTTTGCATAGCTTTGCCTGATATTTACCCTTTGGTTACCGATTTGTTTTACAACATCACGGCCATTAATAATACTTTGAATATCGGCTTCACTTAAAATGATCTCCATCATTCGCCGTCCTCCCGTAGTAAAGTTTTCTCGCAGAAACGTTGCATCTGTGCCATGCATATAACTTTGTCAGGCATATCCAATTTTTGGAAGCTTAAAGTGTATTGAACCGTGATACCACCGTTATTCCGTTTCCAAAATTCAGCCATCGATTGAAAGTTCTGCATGATTACATATTTCTCTCCATCTAATCGCCCTATTTGAAAATCACATGTATTATTTTTACTCATAAAAACCTCCTTGATTGTGGTCGTTTATTGACCTATTGCCGGTTCTTCATAAATCAGAAAAACTGAATGGAGAATCTCTTCACCATAACCTTCACTGCTTTTTTCAGATTGAAATTTTATGTCAATAAAAGAAACATCAGACTCACTGAGAAACTCGTTTATTTCTCTTTCCAACACCATTGGATTTTCTTCATCAAAATACTTAACTCTTTTCATAATAATTTCCTCCTCCATGTCCTCCGTTAACTGACCTTTTTAACTGCTGTAATCCCTTTAGTATTGTTTATTCCTCGTACAATAAATGTTTCTGTGTCGAACAAAGCTTGCCCTTTTTTCGTGTGTTTTAAGGCTTTCATGATTGCGTAATGCGAATTTCTTTCTAGCCAATTTATATACGGATACTTGGGATAATTATCAACGTCTCCCCAAATAATATGAGCTATTTCAGATAGTTCTTCGGTGTACACACTACTTATCCTATCCAAATCATTTTCTGTCATGTACCTAAATACAATTTCCGCAATAGCTTCCCTCATATATCTACCTCTTTTTTTAGGACTATTTTCTCTATTTACTGACAATTTTAGGCTTCTGATTGGATTTCAAAGTTGGAATATTCTTCGATTTGAACTTTTAAATTTTGCAAGGTGCATTCTTTGCCTGTTTGAACCTCAAACCATTTTTTTAAATCTTTATAAACGCAAGGTACTGTAGCATATACGCCTCGCCTTGTAATTTCTTCTAATCGTTGTTTTTCAAATTCGAGCAAACTTTTGAAGATTAGTAGGTTTGCATCAAAGATACTTACTGTATCCTTTGATAATCGTTCTAACTGATTTTCACTCACTCTAATACACCCCTTCATTTCTTGTAGTCTTGATTACCCAAAAATAGCCATGTGCATAGTCTTTATATACAGAGATTACATTCAATCTAAGCTCTCTTTCAGGTATTACCTCCAATAAGTCTTTTGCAAGTCCATTGTAATCAGCTGCATCTGTATCAACACAACAGTCAATAGTTCTCCTCTCTAACACTTGTCTCAATGTCATTGTTTTTGATTTCATCTCTTGATCCTCCATGATAGCCCCAGTTAGCGGAGCTTTTCTAAATCAGTCGACTTCACGAAGGAGCCGTTGATCATTTCTCCTGTCCGATTCTTTATTTCGTCATATGCACAATTTACGCACTCATATAGGTTCATGTCATTCTGCATTGCTAAGATGATCAATGTCACGACTGTATCGCCAATTCCGTCACGCAAAGAAGCGCGGTCACTACGAACGATCGCCGCAGCAACCTCGCCAAGTTCTTCCATCACTTTCAACATTTGCTTGCTAGAATCAGCAGTGTCTAATTCTTTGTCTTTAGCCCATTGCTCAATTTTTTCAATCAGTTCATTCAAAATACTGTTCTCCTTTTACGCTACATATTTTTCGTGTTCTAGTTTCAAGTCTGATCCCGACGTGTCGATGTATTGAAGCGTTGTGTCCACATCTGTGTGTCCGAGAAATCGCCGCACATCGTTCAGGCTCATTCCTCTTTTCAGTGCTAAGGTTGCGGCAGTTCTCCGAAACTTATGTGGATGAACATGCGTCACGCCAGCACGTTTTCCAATTTCTTTGACCATCTTCTGAATACCGTTGCTAGTCATAGCTGTTCCCACTCCGTGTAATCCACACAGGATAGGTCCTTCTGAATGCGGCTTTATCACAAGATAATTATCAATAGCCACTTTGGCACGCGCATTGACGAAAACAACCCGTTCCTTGTTGCCTTTTCCGATCACAGTGATGGTTCCCCGTTGCTGATCATAGTTTTCCATCGTCAACATAGTCAGCTCTGTAACTCGGCAGCCTGTCGATAACAAGAGTTCGAATGTTGCTTTCTCTTTCGGCTTCCGACAAGCATTTCGCATCAGTTCTACTTCGACTGGCGTAAAGGCTTTTTTTAGTCGTTTTTCGACTTTGATCTTCTCAACCCTTCGTCCGGGATCCCTGCTAATGTATTCTTCTTCAAAGAGCCATTTAAAGAATCGACAGATTGCACCGCGTTCTCTATCTAAAGTTGCTGATGATAGATGATCATTCATTTCTCTATTCGCAATGTAAAGACGTATATCATTCGTGGTCACATCGTTAAATGATACTCGTACCCATCGATTAAATTTATCTATCGTTCGCATCGCCAGATTGATCGTTCCAGGCGAAAGACCGCGGAGTTTCATACTCACAAAATATTGCTTGTATGCGGCAATGTCAGAAGTTTCATCGTAGATGATCACATCTCGACATTCTTCTTCGAGTCGTAATTTTTCTAGGTTGATTGTTAAAACAATTTTCAGTTTTCTAAGTTGCTTTGCTTCAAGTTCGGGCTCCATGTTCCTGACAACAGCATTAATAAATTGCTCTTTCAATTCCATGATTACCACCCTTTCAAAGGTCAGCTCACATACATATCAAATTGTTTTTCAACTTCTTCACGTATAATTTCCATAGGTTTTGAAATGTTAACAAACCATTCATTCGCTGCTAGTATTTCACTGATAATTTGTTCTTTCGGTGTTTGATTCGAATATTCTTTTGGCATCGCCTGAACAAATATCCTTACTTGACGATCAATTCTTTTCCGTTCCCACATTTTCATGTTCATACCTCCAGATATCGATATGACTTCCCAAATCTATCAGTTCCGTTGTTCCTTGCTAGATTTCGAATGGTTACTGGTGACAAAGTGGATCGCTGTCCTAATTCATCCTCAGTTCCAACCAGTACAATCCGGTTATTGAAACTCACTTCAATTTTTTTCTTTGGATGTTTTGGCAATTCTCGCCATATTTTATTGCCGAGTTTTTCTGCTTCACGTTTGATATCTTCGTCATACCAGTAATTTGGATGAGCCATCAACATTCGAAATCGTTCTTTGTCAGTCATTGTCACGTAATCTCAACTCCCTTACACGGTCCACGCCGCTCTCAGTCATTCGAATGGTTCTCACTGCTCCCGGTTCGATATTTAACAAGTTCATGGCTTTCAATTGCCATAAATATGAACTGACTGATGATGTTGAGGGGATGCCTGTATTTTTTGATATCTGACGAATCGTTGGTGGATATCCCTTTTTCGTAATAAAGTCATCAATGAATAGCAACACTATTTCTAACCGCTGCCGCTTTATCTGTCTCATTCTCGAACCTCTTTTCTTTTGGATATAGGCATATTAAAGGGATAGTGAACGAATCTGCCGCTTTGTTTTTTTGCCAGTTCAATTACAATTCCCAGTTCGCTGGCGACAATCTTCGCTTTCAGCCGAAAATCTTTCGTTTCCATGCCTTTGACATCAACAAGTCGAACAAGCTTTCCTTGATCGTAGAACGCATAATCGGCCACATACTGTGTTTTTTTGATTGTCCATGGATTGATTTTCAGCGTTGGAAGAATATCCAATCGTTCCTGAAGTTTTAGTTCATATTCATGTTTTCTTGCATACGCAACGGCGATTGGATAATAATCCGCCTCAGCAATCGAATCAAACCAACGATCATAGCGATATACTTTTTTGTTACCGTATTTCGATCTTGATTGATACCTCATGCAGACACCTCAACATTCATTCGACTCGTGAGAAATGTGAGATAGTAATCGGCATTCGTCTTGCTGTAATCTACTTGTTTAGTGACGTATCGAAGAATATAGCAAGTGATCATTAGGCAGAAGCGGTGTTCGATTTCTTCATGAGAACAATCAAATCGAACCATCTTTCTTAAACGTTCATAATACGAACGTAATAATTCTTTCTCATCCTCGTTGCTCGTTGTTTCGCCTAATTTGCTAATGATTTCGAGAAATCGCATCTTCCATACCTCGCTTTACTATTTCTTTTCTTAGTATTTCTATTTCCGTTTCAGTAATCCCTCGGCTACCATACTTCTCAGCAAAATAGTCTAGAGAAGCATTCCCACTCATCATTTCTGCCCACCAGTGATCCCATAGTCTTTTGGCGTTCCATTCATTGCTCCGTTTTTGAGTATTCGAGTTTCGGGAATAATGTCCGTTTAAGTGATTTCTTGCTTTTTCAACAGTGTCTATTTTATTTTCTCCCCAACTCTTCAGTATCCTGTCCAAATAATTGTAATTGCGTGCTCCATGCTTAAGCATGTCATCAATCGCAAGAATCACAATTTCATCTTGGCCATCAAAATCATTTACCCAATGCTGAATGGATTGAGTAATGAATGGTGCTTCTGCTGGATTTACTTGATTGAGCCAATAACGCACAGCACTCTCTTCTGAATCTTTAGTATTACTAGATACAGAAGCATTAATATTATTTACTTTAGTTTTGTTTCCTTTACTTTGGGGATTAATGTTCACATTAACTCCTTCTGCTTGCGAGTTATTGTTAGCATTAATCAGATATTTAAGTGGTTTTGTCGGTTTCCTTCTTTTTGTCGCTTCAAGATATCTCGCTTGGATGTTTTCGCTTGTCAAGACCTTAGCCGAGTTAAACAGGTCCTCATCAAAGAATCCCCATGTAACTAAGCGGATGACTATTTGCTCTAACAATTCCTTACTTACTCCAGGCAGGCGTTTTAAAAGTGTTGCTCTCGTTAAGTCATTCCATACAACGAAGTATCCCTTTTTGTATACCGCGCATAACAGCTTGATTACCGCTAACTCACCTTTAATGCCAAACTCCCCAGCAATAGCTTCTATCTTTTCATCTTCAAAAATGTCAACATCAAGAGGGAAATAATCAAGACCGCTCTTTGTTGGTCTTGCCACAGCTTCACCTCCTACTGTAGAAGGGAGAATTATCTCCCTCTAACTAAAATGGAAAATCATCGTCTTTATTTGTTGAATCTTCCTTCTCATCAAAAAGTCCAGTCTGCTCTTTACTTTCTGTTTCATCAGGGGATATTTTTTCTGCTTCCTTACGCTCTGTTTCTATTGGTTCCACCTCGCTCAGTCTTGTTTCTTCTATCAGATCATCGTTTTCATCCAATCTGAATACTTTTTCATCTGATGTAACGGCTGTTTGCATTTCAACAGATAGTATTCCCCATTTAGAAAGCATATTTCGAAGCACAGTTTTAATTGCCATTTGATTGTAGTTATCAACCCATGCACCTGACAGTTTTTCTTTGTCTTTCCCCTTCGCATTCTTGATGCGATGCGACTCAATCTCTTGTTTTGTCCAATAGACTGTTTTTTTGAAACCATTTAACAGTTCGAAGTAACCAACATATCCAATGACTTTATCTGATTTCTTTGCGTTATAATCGAAAGTGAATTCTTCTGTTAATGGATTCCAATCAACGAGTTGGCCTTCATAAACTTCAAGTGCATTCAATGCTTTATACTGTCCTGAGCGTTGAGCTAACTGAATGTAGCCTTTGTACCCAAGTATGAACTGGGCCTCATTGTGAGTAATCCACTTGTTTCCTTTCTTTTCGCTTCGATTAAACGGAACAATATATGCGTAACCAAGATTTTTATCAATTGGCAAATCCATTGTTGCTGCTTTTAGAGCAGAAGCAATAATTGTCATTGGTTCAGCTTTTGCTAAATAATTGTCACCGCCGACTAAAGTCATTAGAGATCCCATGAAAGAATCAGATTTTTCATGAAGAATATCTTGGAATTTCTTCTTCATTGTCGGTGTAGCCATCAAAGACTTAAAACCCAGTGACTGAGCATCAACTTCTTGTGTCTTTTGTTCAGTAAGTTGATTCTTGAGTGTGTCATTTGTTGCCATGTTAGTTAATCTCCTTTACTGCTAATTTTTTATAGCAAGATGTTTTATAAATAGAATGATCATTGGCTACTTCTGGATACTTCTTTTCTAAAAGATCTTTATTAATCGTTTTTCGATTAAATGACTTCCACGAAATTATTGATTTAGGAGTAATAGCAACTACCGCATTTTGTTTTCCTAACTCCGATGTAATCTGATTATCGATTTGTTGAATTTTCTTTTTTATGAAAGCTTCATCATCCTTAAGTTGTTTCTTGGTCTCAATCAGCTCATCAAAGGTACTTGAAAGTGTAATCTCATTTTCGCCTTCTTCTGAATATCGTTCCTTAAGGAAATCGGTAGTTGCATCACTGCCATCTATTGCTGGTTCAATTCCTTTTAAAACATTCACTTCCCAGAATTCAACTAATCGTTCCGTAATCATATCAATCAAGGTTTGATCACGATTGACCTTCTTCCAAATGAAACGTTGACCACCGATTAATACTGCTACATAAGCCCAATCACGATTCAAAACATTCATATAATGTTGTATTTGACACAGGTAACTCATTGGAATCTCGTTACCATCCCACTCTTTGGATAAAAAAGCATTTGCAGTTTTACATTCTAAAATCGCATTTTCTCCAACTACGTCACGATCAATATTTGCACGAAGAAATGGATGTAAGGGATGTTCGAAAACTTGATTCCGTCTTCGAACTTTTTTTCCAGTTCGCTCGGTAAACTCTTTCGCTACAACTTCTTCTAGTACATTGCCCCAATACGCTGGTTCACTGTCCGATTCCTCAATTTCAATTTGACCAGTCTTTTCAAGCCATAGTTGATATGGAGCTTTCCATTTATTCAATCCTAGAATCGTAGCAACATCAGAACCACCAATACCTTTTTGACGATCCATCAACCATTCTGTTCTGGTCATGTCCAGTGTAGATTTACTCATCTTCAACCCACCCTTCCATATTTTCAGGATTATCTTCATCATTGGGTATGTGAACATTCACAAAAATATGACACTCTGGGTCCGCCATTGCGGTATCGTAATCAAACATGTTATAATCCTCCTAGATAAACATTGATTTGGGACTTACTTTTGCTTGCCGGCGAGTAAGTCTTTTTTTATGTCTTTTCATAATCCCATCACCTTTTTACCAATCGTATTTACTCCAAGTAAGACGGGTAAAAGAGTTAATGATATTTGCCAGTAACCGACACAGATCGTTCCGAGCATAGCTCCTGTTAATAAAACTTTTGCAGCTCTATATTCGGATTTCTTTTTTGCTACTTTTAATGGGACTGTTGGTACGTATTCAAAATCATTCCTCATGCTCTCACCTCGTAATTTCTAGAAGTGTTTCGTTCTTTCCACTCCATCGCTAACTCATAAGGTATTCTACAAACTTCTTTCGTACCTGGTCGGGTCGGTGCTGTTTTCTCCATTGGTAGCGGATCAAAAGACCGATCAGTATATCGCTTAATAGTTCCAATAGAATATCCCCATCGCCGCGCTAACTCAGACCGGCTAATCATTTCTTGTGTCTTTTTACTAGTTGCGATTTTTTCGTTTCTAAACTCAACTACATTTTGCTTCTCGATAATCATCTTTAGTCCCCTTTCATGTATTTCTTCGCTACCCAATGAGGCATGCGTTTCTTAAATGCAGTACTCACATTCATTCCCAAAATTTTTAGAATGGAGAATACAATGGATAACTCCACAACAATTTCATCAAGAAATTCCATTACGTACTTTTCAAGATCGGTTTTATCCTCGTTGTTTAAAGGCTCTAATTTTGACTTGATAAGCAATAATTTTGCTTGTTGTCGTCGTTCTTCTCGCTGCTTGGTTTCTTCCTCTTGCAGGAAATCCAATTCAGTTGGTGTTAGGATTTCCGCAATCTTTCCATCTAGGGCTTTTAACGTACCTAAGTACTTATTACCCACTTGACTAGCGAAAAGATCATCACCGACAGCATTGTTAATCTCTGCTGCCTTATTAATTGGAACTTCTTGTGATCCTTTCGTGTAGCCGTTGAATGTAGAAAATGGGATTCCGCTTCCACCTGCAGCTTCCTTTTGAGACAAATTATTTCGTACCATCAAACTGTCCAATTCACTTTTCATATTCACTCGCATCATTTCATCAATACCTCCTTCATAATTTTGAATTTTGCTGTTTCTATTTCAAATCGATGATTCATCAATTGAAATCTGACCTAAAAAGATATTCTGTTCGTTTTTGTCATTCCCTTTATTCGTTGAATCAGTAATCGTAGATATTTCATCCAAAAACGAGGCAAACATGTTTACAATGAAACTATGGTTAAAACATTTCGCAGATCATTGAGTCCATTTGACGATCATCGTTTTGACTTTCAACTTCAAACAAGTTATTGATAAACGACTCTGGTTTGGTTTCTAAGTAGGCTTTCGTTAAGCGATCGCCTAAACGTTTAAGGATGAACTCGATTTTTTCCTGTTTTGTCATTAGATCACCTCCTTGTTTTCGATACGTTTCGTATCGAATGAAAGCAAAAAAAGATCTGGAAATAGGTAATCTAACGGTTTTTCAAAATATTCGGCAAAAAGTTTAGCGACTTCAATACTTGGATTACTAGATCCACTTTCGATTTTTCTAACATAAACTTCTGATATGCCAAGGTTTTTTGCCATTTGGTTCCGAGATAAACTCCGTTTTTCTCTTTCAGTTCTTAAATTCGTTCTCATGTTACCACCTCTCTTAATATTGATACGTTTCGTATCTGATACATTTAATATACACGATACATTACGTATCGTCAACCGCTTTCTGCTATTTTTTGTATCTTTTTTATTCTACCGATACTATTTGTATCTATCAGGTGTTAATATCTACTTATAAGGAGGTTAAGAAATGACCCCAGAAGAATTTGGAATATCACTAAAAATGCTTCGATCTGAAAAGAATAAAACACAACAACAAATCGCTGACTATTTAGGCATCACAAGAGGAGCCTATTCCCATTTTGAAAATGGTAGAAATGAACCGGATAAAGAAACATTGATTAAGCTAGCAAATTATTATGATATCTCGGTTGATCGTTTGTTAGGACTTACTGAAGTTCCAAACAACGTTTCTATCGGTGGAGTCATCCCTGAGAATTATTCAATTCCTATTTTAGGTAGAATTGCAGCTTCTTCGCCAGCCGGTTTAGTGAGTGACTACGAGGGAGAAATTTTCATACAACCCTCTACTATTAAAAAGTATGGGAGACACGACATCTTCGCTCTACGAGTTTTAGGCGATTCAATGAATCGAATCATTCCTAATGGCGCAATCGCAGTAATTAGAAAAAGTTGTGATTGGGAAGATGGAGATATTTGTGCTGTTACGATTAATGGTGACGATGCGACACTTAAGCAAGTTCACAAAACAGCACGAGGGATTAAATTTTCACCGCTCTCATACTCAAAATTTCACACGCCGTGGGAGTATATTAAAGATGAAGATGACGTTGATGTCATAATCCATGGTATTTTCTTATATGGAATAATTCCAACAGAAAAAATGTAATCGATATGGAGTGAGTAAAGTGGGAAGAGTTTTAAGGATTGTTTTTGGAATAATTTTTCTATTTTCAACATTTAGCTTGTTGATGGATACTGGAAGTTTAATTGATAAAATAATGTATTTTCTAATCGGATTAGTTCTAACATATTTTGTTTTTCCAAAAGACTTGAGAATCATTTTGTTGGAAAAAGCCGGTTTGGATAAGTCTAGACTTGTAGAGCTAGATAAAACAAAAAAGGAGATTGAAACAGCTCAAAAAACAAAATTTGAAGTGGAACAAGAGTTGGATTCTCTAACAAAGGAAAAATCGAGATTAATAAATGATGTTACAGAAATCAAAACTACTTCTGTAGAAAATGAACTCAATCGTATCGATAAATTGAACGGACATGAGTTTGAAGAATACTGTGGAAAAATCTTAAAGGGCTTGGGATATTCTAATGTTAACATAACAGTTTCATCTGGCGATCAAGGAATAGACGTTCTTTGTTCCATGGGTTCTACTTCATACGGATTCCAATGTAAAAATTATATTTCTGTAGTAGGCAACAAAGCAGTTCAGGAAGCTCTTGCTGGGAAAGTTTTCTATAAAGTTGATAGAGTTGGTGTCATAACTAATAACTATTTCACTACTAGTGCTAAAAAACTTGCACTGGAAGGTAATGTCGAACTATGGGATAGAGATACTCTGAAAGAACTACTACAAGAAAATCTCATTGAGAGTACCACTAAATCCAGTAAGTATATTGAAAAAAAGCAAGATAAATACAATGATAACCTTGATGATGTCTGGGAAGATTTTTAGGAGGTATTTTAGTGGTTAATTGGAAAGAATTAGGAAAAAAAACTTTCGATGTCACTAAGAATGTGACCGAAAAAAGTGTTGACTCTTTTCAGGAGTGGAAAGACGATCCAAAGCGAATTGCTAAAGTTGAAAAGAAAAAGGCTACAAAAAAAGCACGGAAAGAAATTGAGAAGGCTGAAAAAAGAAAGTCAAAAACGAAAGACACTTATCACTCTGATTCAAAAAAGACAAATTCAACTATTTTAATCAAACATGCAGGGAAAACTGAGATCAGCCTGACGGATAAAGCAATAACAATAAAGAAAACTGGCGGACTTGATATCCATAAAGGTACAAATATAATTCCATTTAGTAGAATTACTTCTATTCAACTAAGACCTGCTACAAATTTTTACGCAGGATATATACACTTTAGTATCCCTGGTAGTTATCCTCCAAAAAATGGACTCACTGATGCAGCAGCTGATGTTAACTCTGTTCTGTTTTCAAAAAAATATAATGGGCAAATGGAAGAATTAAAATCCATAGTCGAAAAAATAATTTTGAAAGATGAACTGGAGGATTAAAATGAAAAAACTTACGATCGCATTAATACTCTGCTCTACCCTGCTCTTCTCAGCCTGTTCGAGCAATAAAAAGGCTGATACGACTGATTCGACAAGAACTAAACTTGCAACAACTAGTAGCAATGAGAAGATAAACAAAGTTACTCTCAATGATGGAGTCTTGGAAACTAAAGTTTACAAATTGAAAGTTGTTACTTCTGAAGTTATTCAGAGTCCATCCGTTTCTAACCCAGGGCTTTATGTAACTTTTGAACTGACTAATAAATCCAAGAAGAATATTGTCCCTTACCAAGTTCTTCATGATATATCATTTAAGCAAAAAACAGATACTTCACTTGTTAATATGACCGCTGAATATCATAGCTCTGATGCATTCGGTGAAGATGTCGAAACGGTCAATAAAATCAACAAGCGTAGTAATGATCAAAATAATGAATTGCTACCTGGTAAGAGTATCGAAGTATTCGAAGGCTATTCATTAGAGGATAATATTCACGAAGTTCAAATGTTGCCTGATTTTGATAACCGTAAACAAAGTGAGTTTAAACCCTATATTATCAAGCTAATCGGAAATACAGATTCCGATGCCGAAGGTTCATCATCCTCACCTACAAATCAGAGCGCATCACAAGAAGAAACGTATGAACAGTTGAAGCAACGAACACTAAAATCAACACCAACTGATCGCGTGAACTGGTCCAACAAAGAATGGGAAGCATTCGGAATGGCTTTAAGCGAGAATGGATTAGCTACGGATGATAATGGATATGTCATCACTCAAGCTCAAAAAAATCAAATTGAAGCAGAGAGACAGAATTCTGAACAGAATAACGCCGATCAGTCTGATTCTGCTCAGCAAGACGCCGACAGCTTATCTCTTACAGACTTTGTAAATAAGTACGGCATGTCACCTGCAGCTTGGAAAGTGCAAAATGGTATGTCAGAGGAAGAAGCATTAAGAAGCACACAAAATCTTACCTCTGGTGAGATGCAACTCGCCTTTTCGAAATACGGAATTCAGAAGTAATTGATTTCCAGTATTCTGGTAATTTTGTTTAACTGGTGACTACTTCTACCTGCCATAATTGGGAGTTGAAATGATTTTTTTGGAGGATGTATATGGCAACTTTGTTAGTGTTAGTAGGATTTTTTGGATTTATTTTTGGTGTAGTAAGATTAATTAGAGCGTTTTTCAAGAAAACACCTAAGAAGCCTGAACTTTTAATTATTCTTGGTACTGTTATTGTATTTTTTGCTGGTGGATCTCTCTTAGAACCATCTGAACAAAAAACAGCAGAAACAACCATAAGCAGCACACAGCAAAGTAAAATTAAAAGTAAAACTGCTTCAAGCTCTAGTGAAACAAAGAAAGAACAAAACAAAAATTGGGATGAAAAGAATAAGCAAAAACAAGCACTTATCTCATTTAATGATCGTGTAAAGCAAGATAATAGTAATCTTGCAAATATGGAATACAATGGCACGCAAACGATTGAAGTTAATGATAATAATCCAACGTTTTCGGAAGATGATTTATCTTTGGCCAATAAAGCCTGGGAAAAATACGGTGACCTCGATCAACTAAATCGTGCTACTTCTGCCGAAGCTATGCTAAATCAATCATTGATGCCTACAGCCAAACGTGGAGATATTTCTAATGTTAAACCTACTGGCTGGCATAATAAGAAAATTGGTAAAGGATATCTCTATAATCGATCTCATTTGATTGGCTATACCCTTTCTGGCGAAAACGATAACTGGAAGAATCTGATCACAGGAACAGCACAGTTAAATAATCCAGAAATGCTTCGTTATGAAATGGATATAAAATATTATCTGGAGAAGAGTAAAGATAACTATGTACGATACTCAGTTACTCCTGTATTTCGTGGTGATGAGTTACTTGCTCGAGGCGTTCATTTAATGGCCCAATCAATAAATTCTGACGACATTAAATTTAATGTTTATATCTTCAATATACAAGATGATGTAACTTTGAATTATTCAGATGGAACAAGCCAAACTAAAAACGAAATTGCCGCAGCTCAACAAAAAGAAGAAGAAAGAAAAAATGCTGAAATTAAAGCTCAACAAGCTGCGGAAGAACAACAGCGAGTAGAAGCTCAAAAGCAAGCTGAGGCAGCTCAAAGCGCAGCGAGTGAACAACAAGCAACCGATACTCAAACAAATGGTCCAGAATACGTTGATGCTAATGGAAATGGTTTAATAAAAGGTTCCAACAATGGAATCTATCATGTTCCAGGCAGCCGATATTACGACAAAACAACTAACCCAGCAGCTTGGTTTAAAACTGTTGACGAAGCTGAAAGAGCTGGATATCGAGCACCGAGAAATTAGATCTACCCTCCCCACCTGGCGCCGCCGGTTCGATTCCGGCCTGGGGAATAAAAATAACCGTGCTTACACGGTATGAAAGGAAGTTCTTTATGTCAAAAGAGGAAAAGAATACTAAACAGGAGCACCAAAAAAGAGATGAGGTAATAATTCACAAAAGGGCTTATAGAGAAAATATAAATGAGTCGGTTACTGAGAAGCGCTTAAGAAAAGAAAATGGAGTTCCAAAAAGAAACACAATTAAGTATGAAACTAAGGATACTCCAAATGATGATTTTTTTAAGAAAAAGTAGTTTTATTTTTCAACAAAAACGTAAAACTTTAGTGACTTCTCTAAATCAATATAGGTAGTAAAATTACCGAGATTCGACTGCTCAGCATTCTTATACAGCTTAATTACATCGGATTCTGTCCAATCACTCGGATAATCAATATTTGAGGTGAATTTCATTGCAAAATAATCAAAATCATTGTCATCTGGAACCGAATCTGCTTTTCCATATACCACGCATTCTCCAGAAAAAGTGAATATTGAAATTCTAACCGTACCTTCTTGATGGAAAACATCTTTATAAATTGGTAAGGGATCAAGCTCGCCTATCCCTTTCCGTTTTCGTATATAATTTAAGTATTGATTAATAATATTTTGTATATATGGTAAAACGAACGGAATAACTATGATGGAAATAAGAAAGAAAACAAAAAAGACTACTAATACATTTCCAAGTATAGAATGACCCTGATTTTTATTCAAAATCATAAGCCCAAAAAAGCAATTTAAGAGGGCCAGCGTACTCAGGATAATTTTGTTTTCGTCACTGCGATTTTTGTTTGGGTGAATTATATTCAATTTATACAAACAATAATAGGCCAAATATCCAGGGATTGTGGTTCCAACAATCTTTATTATTATATCAATTAAATCTTTTGCTTCCATAATTCCCACCTCGATTGGATTATACTTTTACCATCCAATTATACCATAAGCCTTCGGGCTTTTCTTTCAAACCAAAAACGAACATACATTCGTATCTATAGCTATTTTATACGATAATCTATGGAGACATGTGAAAAATTTCATTTTTTTTTACATGTTTTCGAATTGAAAACTAAATTTTTCGAAAGGAAATGATTTTATGTCGCCAAATGAGTTAAGAGAAAGATTAATAAAAGAAGTGCCAGAAGTAAAGATATACCCTATCCTTACAAAGTTTAGTTACAGTGAGGAAGAATACCAAGAAGAATTGAAAAATCAACTAGATTTAAAAAAAGATATTGAAGCTGGAAATGTGATTTCACACCCTGTTTATACCTGGCAAGAGAAAGAACTGAAAATGGATAAGTTTTATGAAAAAGGATGGCATAAACCAAAGTTCTATACTCTTCCAAAATCAATGTTCAGGAGTGAAGATTGATGGCATCAATAAAACCGTATAATTTAAAAAATGGTGAATTACGCTACGAAGTATTTATTTCTAACGGAGTGGACCCAGGAACCAAGCGTCAAAATAAAATTCATAAGAAAGGCTTCAAATCTTGGGATGAAGCAGATACTTTCGCAAAGATTACCGAAGGAGAAATCGCTAAAGGAAACTATAAAAAAGATGATGTAAAGCATTTGACCATTGAGCAGTTTCTGAAGACGTGGATCACTGATTACAAATTAAGTGTTAAGGAAGGTACTAGAATTGTTCATCGGGACAATATTCGGATGTATATAAACCCTTATATTGGAAAACATCGTTTAACTACCTACTCTCGTGCCGATCATCAGAAGTTTATTAATATGCTATTCACTCTAAATGGAAAAGGCAGAAGTAAGAAAGGTTTATCTTTTAATACTGTTAAATTAGTAAACGCCACTCTTTCAAACGCTTATAAAAAAGCGATACAACTTGGATACGTAAATGAAAACCCAACTGACTTCGTGGAATTTCCCTTACCACCGAAAAAAGAGAAGATTCCTCCCCACTATACCGCAAGCGAAGTGGATCTATTTTACGAAGCTGCTAAGAAAGAAAAAGAACCATTTTGGTATCCGTTCTTCTTGCTAATCTTTGATTGTGGATTAAGAAAAGCAGAAGTTATGGCATTAAGATGGTCAGATTTTAATTTCGAAAAAAATTTTGTTGATGTTCAGCGAGAACGACTCTATCGTGCTGAAGTTAAAGAAAACAAAGATGCGATCATAATTGATGACACAAAGACTCCAGCTGGCGAACGTGATCAACCAATCACACAAAGGACCAAATTCGCTCTGCTCGAATTTTATAAATATTTTTATGATTTAATCGGAGTGATACCCTTACAGAAAAATAATTCTGATTATGTGTTTATCTATACCTCTAGCAGCTCAAAAGGCAAAATAGTTCGAAATCGCTCAGTGAACGGCGCTTCTGTTCGAATAGCGCGTAAAGCGGGCTTAACTCCCATTAAGGTACACGATGGCCGTCACACTTATGCGATCCGCATGAGACAGGCTGGAGTTGATCTGGACGATATAAAAGACCTTCTTGGACATAAAGACATTTCTACAACTCAAATTTATGCTTCCGTGACTCCTGAAGTGAAGGAACGATCAGTGAAAAAATTTGAGGAATATTTAGAAGAGCAAAAGAAAAAGCACTCGTAATTGAGTGCTTTTTCAAGTTCACTATCACCTTTTCTATCACCAAAAAAGGAATGATGCAAACATGTTTCTATCACCAGTTAGTTTTCAACTAGCCAGAAACATTGATTTATAGACGATCATTCAATTCTTTTGCTAAATCTTCAAATCCTGGTTTTCCAAGTAGGGCAAACATA